CATCCCAACAGCAGCCACAGTTTTAATTATAAGTGAAGCTTTAGGCATTTATGAAGAATTAGTATGAAGAAAATTTTATATTTTAGTGCACCCTGGTGCATTTAACTGCGACTTGGTGCTATTTATAATAAATGGAATACACCAAGCTTCTACGATTAGAACCTTACTATACATACTTAGAATTTTTAAACCAGTGTAGAGTAAAAGAATACCCTGAAACTTTAGTGCTTCATAAACATCATGTAATACCAAGTTGCTTCTTTAAAGAAAATAAAACTTTACAAGCAAAGTACAGCGAGTTAGTGAGCTTATCGGTGGAGGATCATATCAATGCACATTTGCTTTTATCAAAATGCTTTGATGAAGGAAGTTACGAACAAATAGCAAACTTAAGAGCAGCAAAGTTACTAAGTAAAAATAGCATTGAGTTAAGAGAAGAGCTGCTAAAAGTTTACGAAGCACAGAGAGGGGAGGGAAATTCTTCTAAAAGACCTGAAGTCAGAAAAAAAATCTCAGAAAGTCTAAAAGGAAGAAAAAGCGAAAAAAAAGCAAAAACATACAAAGAGCTGTACGGAGATCGTGCAGAAGAAGAAAAACAAAAAAGAAAAAAAGCAACAAGAACAAAACAAGCCTACCAACAAAGCGCACAGAAAGCAAAAGAGACAGCAAAAAAAAGAGGCACAGTAGCTTCAGGAGCTAAGAACGGATGGGCAAAGCAAGTAGTCATTAACGGGGTTATTTACGAAACTGTTAGGGAAGCCTGTGAAAAACTAAACATATCAAGATACAAATTACAAAAATTACTATGAAAAAAATATTATACTTTTCGGCTTCCTGGTGTCTTCCTTGCAAGCAATTTGCACCGGTGATGGAACAAATCGGACAAACGGTTCCGGTAGAGAAAATAAATGTGGATGAGCAATCAGACCTAGCAGCAACTTATGGAATCAGAAACGTTCCTACAGTCTTAATTTTAAAAGACAATCAAGTGGCTCAGAGGTTTGTTGGCGTTCAACCACCGAACATGATTTTAGAATCTTATAACAGAGCATAAAATAACACCATGAAAGTTCAAACACTTCCTATTTATAATAAAGGGAGTTACTGAATGGACTATCAAAAAATTTATAATCAAATAATAGAACGAGCCAAGGAAAGGATTTTAGAAGGATACAAAGAAAAACACCACATCCTTCCAAAGTCCCTTGATGGCTCTAATAAAAAAGAAAATTTAGTTTTTCTAACAGCACGGGAGCATTTTTTATGTCATTTGCTTTTAGTTGAAATTTACCCTGAAAGTGACAAACTAAAGTACGCAGCCTGGGCAATGGCTCATCAAAATACAAACAAACAGCAGCGCACTTACAAGGTAAGCTCTAGGACTTATGAGAGACTTAAACAGAATCATTCTGAGTTGTTGACGATTAGAAACACCGGGCATAAACCAAGTGCAGAGACAATCGAAAAGATCAGGAATAGTAATTTAGGGAGAAAAGCAACACAAGAGCAGAAGGAGCAGATGAGTTTAATACGTAAAGGCAAGAAAAAGAACCCTTATAGACCGAAAGAACTTAAATTTGAACATACTTGCGAAGGATGCAATCAGCAATTTAAATCGGCTGATGTTCGAGGAAGGTTTTGTAAAGCATGTAAAGAACCTAAGGAATGCAAATGCGGCTGTGGAAAATTAGTTAAGACTCCTGGACGGTTTTATTATCCAAACTGTATGAAGAGAGGAAAAAACTACGAGGAGATTTACGGTACAGCAAATCCAAAAAACGGATTTAAAAAAGGAAATAAATTTGGAAAATAAGAATAAAGTTCGTATATTTAAATAATGAAGAAGCAATATATTACCAGAAAATGTACTTTCGATTCAGGACATAGGGTTCTCAACGAAAAAATGAAATGTTTCAATATGCATGGTCATACTTACCATTGTGAATTAGAATTTGAATTCAATGAGATGGAATCTATCGGTTATGCAATTGACTTTAAGGAACTTAAGAGAGTTGGTTGTCAATGGATTGATGACTTAATGGATCACGGAGTATTGGTTAATCCAAAAGACGAGGCAGTGATTGAAGCAGCTATGAAGACTGGATCCAAGATTTGGTACATGTCTTTAAACGGAGGAGGTGAGTATTGCAATCCTTCAGCAGAGAATATTGCTAAAGAAATTTTCCTGGCAATGACTGTTCTATTTCAATCTTATAATGACCTTCGCATTCATAAGATTACTTTGTGGGAGACTCCTAATTGCTGGACTACTTGCACCAGAGAATCAATTGCTGATAGTGAAGCACATAATTGGATGAATCAAAATTACGTACCGGTTAATCAGTACGCAGAAGCAAAAGGAGTTATGAATTATGACGACAGAAAAGACAACTAAAAAACCAGGTCGTATTTTAGATTACGACAAAACACTACCTATTATTGAACTTTATCCCTGCGTTCAATCCGAAGGATCAAGACAGGGCAGGCCTACTATTGCTATTCGCACAACCGGTTGCACCCACAGATGCTGGTTTGGTGCAGGTGGATGGTGTGATAGTTGGTATAGTAGTATACACCCAGAAAAAGGGCATATTACTTTCAATGATATTGTTAGGATGTATGATGAGAATCCTCACATCAGAGAAATGATGTTAACAGGAGGTTCACCTACCATGCAGCCAGATTTAGTAAACGAGCTTACACATTTCGCCTACTCCAGAGGCATATTTATAACTATTGAAACAGAAGGTTCTCATTTTGTTGAAACAGACTATCCGATTGGTCTTATTTCTCTCTCACCTAAGTTTAGTAACTCTGTACCTAAGCTTGATGTCACCACTCCATTGGGTAAACTCGTTGATCAGAAAATGATTGACCAACATAATAAGTTTCGCTTGAATAGAGAAGCAATTAGACAGACTTTAGCATACCATGCTGATTTTCATTACAAACCAGTCTGGGACGGAACAGCAGAATGTCTAGCCGAGATTGAGGAATTCAGACAAGAAATGGATATTCCTAAATGGAAGACTTGGTTGATGCCTGCCGGAGATACTAGAGAGACTTTAATTGAGATGTATCCAAAGTCAATTGAACTTTGTATGAAGATGGGTTATAATTGGACCGGCCGTGATCACATCATTGCCTACGATACCAAAAGAGCAGTTTAATGGAAAATACAAAATTTAAAATAGGAGACAAGGCATATAAGCCAAAAGGTTATAAGTTCCCTTGCACAATAGTTGCAATCTTTAAAACAACCTCAGGTGAGATCAGGATGGTGGGTGAGATGGATGATAATGGAATGCTTCATATCTTCAATGAGAACCAATTAGAACATTATGGATCTACTAGCAACACATCCAGTTAAGAAACTTGACTTAGGCTTTCACGGCAATCTATTCGGGGGTAAATTACTTTCGTGGGTAGACTCTGCCGTGGCAGCTTATGCCATGGAGAAATGCCGATCACAAAATATGATCACAATCGCAATTGATGAATGCGTATTTAAAAGACCGGCCAAAGAAAAAAACCTAGTTAAGATTTATGCTGAAGTATCTAGGATAGGAAATACTTCTGCTACCTTTAGAGTAGAAGCAAGAGCATATAATGTCTTCAGAGGAGATGAAGTTGTGTTATTAGCCACCAATATGACTTTTGTTAGGGTGGATGATGAAGGACAGCCCATCTCAATCTCCCAGCAAGTAAAGCAAACTTTTAATACCCCGGCATCTAAGTTATGATAACAGTTATACTAACCGCACTAGCAGGCATGTTTAATGCCACCTATGAGATTCTTTTTGCTGCTTTCAAGCAGAGTATCTTCTACAAACGCAATCCTTTGTTCTGGGATCCTAAAAAGTCTTGGGTATTTAAATGGTGTTATCCTTTACAGCCTTCTGAAAAGAAGTGGTATTACTTTGGTTTCTATCCTGAGTATAAGGAAAGATTCCCTTACAGTTCTACTATCCTGGTATGGACGACTGATGCCTGGCATTTATTTAAAGCATTGATGCTTGGTTGTATTATGGCTGCAATGGTTAATTATTCGGTTATCATTCATCCGCTGGTTGATTTTATTTTACTTTATTCTACTTTTACATTTGCTTTTACGGTCTTTTTTTCTTATCTTTTGAGAAGGAAATAAAAGTTATGTGGATAGAAAAACAATTTAATCTGATTATGATTGCCGGACTTGCCTTGATTGCAGGCTTAACTACTGCCGGTGCCTTGAAGACCCGTAAGGAAATTAAACAAGGAAAAGTAGAATGGATATTAACAAAATCAAATAAAGATACTGTAAATGTCAAATAACAACTATACTGAGTTTGCACAAAAGGCTGCTATTATTAGTAAGCTTGATTATGAAATGACTAAGGAGGTTCTGGCAGGCTTTAAGCCTTACTACGGAGATAAATTTCAAGCACATAGGGATCAAATTTTAAAATTGAGAATAGAATTATTCCCGGACTCAGTCTGGGCATTAGGAACAAAACAAGGATAAGTTATGAATAAATTAGATAAGCAGTATCAGCAGTTACTTCAAGACATTATTGATTACGGAGTAGAAAAGAAAGATAGAAGATATTTATAAGAAAGTGTTTATGATTATCTACAAAACAACTAATTTAATAAACGGTAAAATTTACGTAGGGCAAGATAAAAACAATAATCCACACTACTACGGAAGTGGGAAATTACTAAAAGCTGCTATAAAAAAGTATGGACAGAAAAATTTTAAAAAAGAGACCTTGGAAGAATGTTACACTCCTCAAGAGTTAGACGAAAAAGAAATTTACTGGATTAAAACTTTAAATAGTGTAGATAAGAATATTGGGTATAACATAAGTGATGGAAGTAAAGAAGGAGATAGAAAGTTAGGTCAAGAGATCTTAAGAAGAGGTAGGTACACTTATTGGCTTGAAAAATTCGGTAAGGCTGAAGCTGATAGAAGGTATGAAATGTGGAAAGAGAAAATATCAAATTTTCAGCAAAAAAAACTAAAAGAAGGATGGCAACATACAGAGGAAGCACGAAGCCGGATAGCAGCTGCTAAAAGAAACAAAGAAGTATCGGAGAATACAAAGCAGAAGATGCGAAAGCCAAAATCAGAAAGTCACAAAGCTAATATAAGTAAAGCAAAAAGAGGAGTGTCTTTAGGTCCCTCTAAAAGACGAAAAGCGGTATATCAATTAACCCTAAACGGTACGTTACTCAAAACTTGGGAAAGTATTAGCGCAGCAGAAAAAGAACTCAACATAAAAAATATACATGCTGTCTGCAAAGGTAAAGCTACGACTGCAGGCGGTTATAAATGGCAATATAAGGAAAACATATGAATAGATTAGATTTAGATTATCAAACCCTTCTAAAAGATATTTTAGAAAACGGAATTAAAAAGCAAACTAGAAATGGAGACACTATTTCAGTATTCGGTAGACAAATCCGTCATAATATGAAGAATGGATTTCCTTTACTCACAACCAAGAAAATGGCTTGGAAATCAATTGTGACTGAGTTACTCTGGTTCTTAAAAGGAGATACAAACATTAAGTACTTGGTTGATAACGATTGTCACATTTGGGATGGAGATGCATATAAGAGATACCACACTACAATGAATAGTGATGACTACATTGAAAATTGGGTTGAACCTGGAGAAAAACGAGAAGAGGCTAGAAAAAATAAAGGAAGTAACGGGTACACAAAGGAAGAATTCATCAATGAAATCAAAACAGATGATGAGTTTGCTAACAACTGGGGTGAGTTAGGATCAATTTACGGTAAACAATGGAGAGCTTGGAACAATCCTGTAATATTAGAAGATGGAAGTGGTGAAGGATGGTACGAAGAACCCATAGACCAAATCGCAAACCTAATCAACGACCTAAAAACAAATCCAGACTCAAGACGATTAATGGTTAGTGCTTGGAATGTAGGTGAATTAGACCAAATGGTTCTTCCACCTTGTCATTATGGATTTCAAGTTTATACAAGAGAGTTGAGTTTTGAAGAACGAAAAAGCAAGTCATTCCTGTATAGTAAATTGAAAACACAAACACCGATATTAGCATCTCATATTGAGGATATTCTTCCAACAGATGAAAATGGGTGGAGTAATTTATTTGATGAATTTAATATCCCAACAAGAGCAATCTCTTTAATGTGGAATCAACGTTCAGTAGATACATTCTTAGGTTTACCATTCAACATTGCTTCTTATGGTTTATTACTTGAAATCCTTGCTAAAGAAGTTAATATGGTACCTGATGAATTGATTGGTAATCTAGGTGATGTTCATTTATATTCAAATCATATTGAACAGGCTAAAGAACAGATTGATAGAGAGCCTTTCGAATTACCTAAGTTAATTATAAATGATGAATTTTGGAACCCTGATGCTAGTATAATCAATCAGATTAACTATATTACTCCAGATGACTTTATAATTGACAACTACAAATCACACCCGACAATTAAAGCACCGTTATCAAATTGATTTATATTTATTAATATGAAAAAATCTGAATTGAAACAACTTATTAGAGAAGAAATTTATAAAGCTATATATGAAGGAGGGCCGTTTGATGCTTTAGGTAGTGCTTATGGAGCTTTTCAAACACCCAAACAAACTCCTAAAAGAGATCCATTAACAGTAGATACAGCTGTAAAGGGAGAACATTTTATTATAACAAATGGTGAAGAGTGGTTCGCAGGTGGAAAAAATGATCTACGTTTTACTAAGAGTATATTACAAGCTACTTTTTACCCAACATATCCCTCAGCACAAAAAGCATTATTCGACGAAATACCAGATGATATTGTTAAATCTAAACAACTTAAAGTTGAACGTTACAGATAACCAATCACACCCAACAATCAAAGCCCCATTGTCCAACTAACTATGAATTATACTAATGTTGCTACGATTGAAGAGTATGGTAAACCAATTGCTGCCTCATGTGATTGGGATGCGTTACTTGACTTAATAGATGATTATTTTGGTCCTGAGGGTAAACGATTAGGATGGTATGTTAGTAATGCTAAGTACCCTGATGCTTATGTTGGTTACTTTGAGTATAGAGATAGTTATGGTGATGTTGTTGAAGTAAAAATTTACGAGGTAGATTTTAAATAAATTATGAAACTAAAAGACTATTTTACATTAACAGCAGCCAGCCTACTACTTGGTGCATTCCTTACCAGGCCTATAGAGCCTAGACCAGTCATTCCTTCTACTACAGACTCTACACAGGTCAAAGAAGATATTTCAGAAGTCAATGTTGACGGCAAACGAGCCTTATTCATCGGAGACTCTCACACTGCTAATAAGACAAACGGCTGGCAGACCCAGCTAAGTAAGGCCGTTGGCTTTAAGCAAATAAATGCTTCTGAGATTGGAAAGACAACTTACTGGATGTTAAATATGGCAGTCTATAAGTTAGAAGGAAGATTCGATTACTGCTTTGTTTACGGAGGTGCAAATGACATGTATACAACCTCAATAACTGCCCAAGAAGCAGTTAATAACATAAAAGGCATTGCTAAGATTTGTAATAAGCTTGGAGTTAAATGCATTGTCTTGACTGGGTTTGATCCGGTTTTATGCACCAGAACACCTAACAAAAGATACGGGTACCGTTATGCTGACTTTCAGAGAATGCTTCTAACTCAGTACATGGAAGGAGCCACAGTAGTAGATACCCGGGTTGTGGATAGAAGAGACTGCTGGGATGGTTTATGCCACATGAACCCTGAAGGACATAAGAAGATTGCTAAGGCAGTCATCAAGCAATTGCGTTTTAAAATAAACACAAAGTAAGTTGAACTTTTAAATTTAAGTTCATATCTTTAAGTATAGTATGGTATTATTTACAGAAGAAGAAATTCAAACAAGAGTAAAGAGTCTTGCCATTGAGGTAAGCTACAAGAACAATCCTGAGAACAAATCTAGGGTTATGATCGGAGTATTAAACGGAGCGTTTATGTTCTTCACAGATTTAGTACGTAATATGGAGATCGATTGTGAGATTGATTTCATTCAAGCTAAATCCTACCTAGGACAAGTTCAAGACCGGGTTGATATTTTAAAGGATATAAACGTTGATATTTTAGGAAAAGATGTCTATATTGTAGATGATATCTTTGATTCAGGTAACACTATGAGAAAGTTGATAGCCCACCTACAGAAGAAAAACCCAAAGTCAATCACACCGGTTACTTTATTTAAGAGAAGTTATTCTTACATGGAGGATCTAATGTACGGATTTGAGTTACATAACGAAGCCTGGCTTGTAGGATATGGACTTGATGCAACCAATGGCTTTAAAAGAAACCAGCCTTACATTACCGGAATCTTGAATGACGAATAATATGTTAACAGCAAAACAAATACTTGAACAAGGGATTGTAATCCCGTCAGAATACTCTCAACCGGCACAGGTTGGGATTGATTTATCATTAGCATCAGTACATTTCTGTACAGTAGGTAGTGTAGTTTATAAAGAAAAGACTCATATCGACTCTACCGGCTTTCTAGAAGTTGGAACTACATTAGTAGACGGAAAAGAATGTTGGATGCTTGAACCAGGCACTTATGCAATTACTTTTAATGAGGGATGTAAGATCCCTGCTAATGCAGCAGCATTTATCATTCATAGAAGCAGTCTTTACAGAACAGGAACATCAATCGTATCTCCGGTCTGGGATCCAGGCTTTCAGACTGAGAAGATGGGGACTGTTATGATTGTAAACGTTAAGCTTATAGTTGAAAAGAATGCAAGAGTGGCTCAAATGATTGTTCATGAAACAAAAGAAGATGCTGAACTTTATGACGGCCAATGGCAGGGTGGTACTCATTCATGGGAGAAGAAATAAAGCCTATTTATAATATATGAAAAAGGCTCAATTGAAGGAACTTATAAAGCAATCTATGTCTGAGTTTAATGACCCAGAGTATTTAGAGTTGATGAAAAAAGCAGACGATACCGGAAGAGGGTATGCTGAAAGAGACGAGTTTAGAAACAAGGCATGGGATTTAAAAAGAGCAAAGACCGGTGCAATGACTCCTGACGAAGAAAAAATGGTTTCTGACTACGAGGAAGAAGAAGCAAACAAATACGCTTTAGACTCAGAAGAACCTTTAGAAGAATTAATCTCTAAAACAGATACGGTTATTGAATCTTGGACTTCAAAAAAGCAATCTCTAAAAGAAGAAATTGAAAAAAGCTTCGGACAATATCCTTTAGAACATCTTCATGATGAGTATGCTGAAAAGAGAACAGAGTTCATACATGCAGTAGAAGATAATAGCTCAGACTCAGAACTATATACCTTGATTGTGGAATCTAACAGAGCGTGGAAAGACTACACCACTAAGATGAAAGCTCTACTCCAAAAAGCACATTCTTTAAATTTATAAAACAAAATCAAAATTATCCTTAAGAGCCCTTGCCTTGCAGGGGCTTTTTTCGTATCTTTAAGTAATGGTTATCGAAAAAAAGTACTACAAGGTTGATAGTAAGGAGCTAGTTGACTTACTTATTCAACACATCAATGAGAAGGAAATCCTGTCTTACGATACTGAGACTACTTCCTTAAATCCACGTAAGGGAGAGATTATAGGCTTTTCAGTCTCCGGAGAAGAAGGACTGGGTTTTTACATGCCCACTATGGTCTGGAATACTGAAACAGAAGCTCTGGAAGAATGTCAAATTGAGGGCATTGGCTGTCATAAAATAGCAAAGAAGTTAATCTCAATGCTTGTTGGGAAGAAGCTTGTAATGCATAATGCATCTTTTGACTGCCGGTATACCAGCTGCTTTTATGGAGTAGACTTACTTCCTTCCTTATGGGTTGATACAGCCTTATTAGTTCACACAGTAAAAGAAGAAGGAGCATTTGGCTATGGTAATCCTTTCGGATTAAAATCAATTGCGATTATGATTCAGGATAAGATTGGATTGAATGTTGAGGAAGCAGCCAACCAAGAGCAGTTAAACTTAAAAGCATCTATTAAGGAGAATGGCGGTTCAGTTACTAAAGATAATTTTGAGATCTACAAAGCAGATATTAATTTATTATCTGAGTACGCAGCAGCAGATACGGATTTAACTTTGAGAATCTGCAACTACTTCCTACCAGTCTTAGAAGCAGAAGGACTATCAGAATTCTTCTTTAACGATGAAGTAATGCCTTTGTATAGAGAAGTGACTGTACCAATGGAGATCGAAGGGATAGCCCTTGATATACCTTTAATAGAAAAGACTAGAGAGGATATCATTGCCGATCAAGACAAGTACCGCCAGGCAGTGCTGGAGGAATTAATGAAGCTTCAGAAAGTTAAGGAGTGGATTATTGATTCGGCTCTAAAAGAATTTCCACCTTCACATAAAGGCAAATGGGCTTCTACCTTGGTTGATCTTTACGGTCTACCTATTCCTAAAACTGCCAGAGGTTATTCATTAAAGCAGGCAAACGTTCTTATGCTTGATGAACATCCAGTAAGAGAATATTTACTTTCCGGAGACTTATCTCACCTAAAAGAAGAAGTGGTGGTTAGAGTCTCTATGAAGCTTTGGAAGGAAGCTAATGATGGAGAATTTATTAATATTCAATCCAAAAAACAATTAGGTGAGATTGCTTTCAACTACTTAAAAGAAAAGCCTTTATCTAAGACTGCAAAAGGACAAGCACAGTTTGATGATGATATGATTCAGGCCTTATCTGACAAGTATGAATGGTGTAAGAACCTCCGTATCTATAATAAGCTTCTGAAGATTAAATCAACTTATATTGACCGATTTTATGAAGCAGCCGAGGATGGACGCTTCTATCCTTACTTCAAACAGAACGGTACTGTGTCCGGGCGTTATGGTTCTGACCTTCAGCAACTACCTAAACCAAAGGAGGATGGTGAAGCAGATCCAATCATTGTTAAATACAATAATGAAATTAGAGCATTCTTTATTACCGATCCGGGTTACTTATTAATTGATAATGACTTTGAATCATTAGAGCCTCACATCTTTGCTTCTATTTCAAACGACAAGAACCTACAGGAAATTTTTAATCAAGGGCATGATTTTTATTCTACAGTTGCTATTAGAACTGAGAAGCTTGATGAGCAGAGAGACAAATACCCTGACGGAGTATCAGCCGATAAAAAGGCTCCTAACTTCCTTAAGAAGCTTGATGCACCTAAACGAAACCAGGCTAAGGCTTATTCTTTAGGAGTAGCTTATGGAATGTCTCCTTATGCATTAGCAATGTCTTTAGGAGTATCTCAGGACGAAGGAAAAAGACTTCATGAAGGTTATATGAAAGGATTTCCCGGTGTAGCAGAATGGGTTGAACGTTCAAGAGCATTATTTAAAAAGCATGGTTATATCAAAAACCAAGTAGGTCGAATCAGGCATTTGGAAAGAGGTAAGGTTGTATATGATGCTTTCGGAGAAAGAATTATGGATTGGAAGTTTAGAAACGATCTTACCAAACAAATCGGAGGAGAGCAGGTAAAGCAGCTTTATGGTGATTATAAAAACGCTCTTAATAACTGCTTAAACTTTCAAATCCAATCTTTAGCAGCATCGGTAGTGAATAGAGCAGCCTTAGCAATCAACCGAGAATTAAAAAGAAGAGGATGGGAAGGCCAGGTAATAGCTCAGATTCATGACCAGTTAGTCATCAAAGTAAGAGAGGATCTTGCTCATGAAGCAGCTCAGGTCATTAAGCATATTATGGAAACAACCACTGAATTACCTGGAGTGACTCTTAAAGCACCGCCAGAAATTGCAAAGAATTTTCGTGATGGCCACTAATTATAATTAATAAAACAAGTTGCATTTTTAAATAAAAGTTCGTATTTTAATATTAAAGTTATGGTTAAACAGGAAAAAAACTCAAACACGTACACTATCACTGATCCGGCTTTAGAGCCTTACCACATTCAGTATGATCAGTATTGTTACACAGCAATCAAAAAAATTACAGCAGGAAACACCGGCCGAGTGCGAGACTATGTCCTAGGCTTCTATTCAGATTTAGAAAAGTGCCTTGACGCTGTTGCAGAAGATTCAATCAAGAATCAGGATTATACTTCTTTAGGAGACTTTATCTCCGCACATAAAAGCCGTTTACAAGAATTAAAACAAGTTACATTAAAATGAAATTAAAAGCAATCTATAACGCAGTCATTCTTAAACCTTATGAGTTTGAGGAAGAGCAGTACGGGAACATTATTGTTCCGGATTTAGGAAATGAAAAGAACAAAATTGGTCAAGTAGTATCTGTTGGAGACGGAGTAACAGTCCCTGGAGTAGGCTTTGTGCCAACCACATCAAAGGTTGGTGACATTGCAGTATTACCTACTATGGGTTTTACTAAATTTGAATTCAAAGGAGATGAATACTACATTGGACCTGAGAATCAAATCCTGGCAGTATTAGTATCAGAAGATCAAGTTGAAGAACCAGCATTTTAAGTTATGACAAAACAAATAGAATATTCAAATCAAGCACGTAAGCAGCTAGTAGAAGGCGTTAATAAACTTGCCGATGCTGTTACATCAACATTAGGACCAAATGGCCGTAATGTAGTTTATAGAAATGAGACTGGTGAAGTTCGTTCTACTAAAGACGGAGTTACTGTTGCTAAGATCATTTCGTTGAAAGACCCGGTTCACAACATTGCAGTTGATATGCTTAAACAAGCTGCTATCAAGACTGCTAACATGGCCGGTGACGGAACTACAACCTCAACCTTGCTTGCTCAATTTATCACCAACGAAGGTTTAAAAGCCTTAGATGAAGGAGGTAATGCAGTTGAGATTAAAAGACAAATCGACAAAGCAGTTAAACAAGTCATTGATCATATTAAGACTGAACTTGCTGAAGATATTACTTCTGAGGAGCAGTTAGATCAAATCGCCACTGTATCCGCAAACAACGACCCGGAAGTAGGTAAGCTCATCACTTCTGCTTTAGAGGCAGTAGGTCGAGATGGGATTGTTACCATAGAAGAATCTAGAACAGGCGACACGTATTTGGAGACTGTGGAAGGTATTCAGTTTGATAGAGGATTTAAATCACCTTACTTCGTTACTGATAATGCTTCTATGTCTTCAATTCTAGAATCTCCTTACATTTTACTTTACGACGGTAAGATCTCAGTAGCAAAAGAATTGCTTCCTATCTTAGAATCAGTTTCATCTGAGAATAAATCCTTGTTAATCATCGCAGAAGATATTGATCAAGAAGCATTAGCTACTCTAATTGTTAATAAGATGAGAGGCACTATTAAAGTTGCTGCTGTTAAGGCTCCAGACTTTGGTGATAGAAGAAAATTAATCATGGAAGACATTGCAATCTTGACCGGCGGTGTGGTAGTAAGTACTGAGAAGGGAATGAAGTTAAGCCGCTTTGATAAGTCTTGGTTTGGTCAAGCACGTAAAGCAACCATTCAAAAAGAATCTACTACAATCATTGACGGTAAGGGTGAAGTTGAGAAGATCGAATCTAGGATTGAAGATTTGAAAAATCAAATCGATAATGCCAAGACTCCTTTTGAAACTGAGAAGTTACAAGAAAGACTTGCTAAGTTTACCGGCGGTGTATCAATCATTCATGTTGGAGGTAATTCTGAACTTGAGATGAAGGAAAAGAAGGACCGAGTGGAGGATGCATTACATGCCACCAGAGCTGCTATTGATCAAGGAATAGTACCAGGAGGAGGAATTGCTTTATTATATGCCGGTCAGATCTTAGACCTTAAATTAGGAACCGGTTACAGAATCGTTTATGAGGCATGTCAAGCTCCATTCTTTAAGATCCTGACTAATGCCGGGTATGCTCATGATGAGATTGTTGATATTATCAACAGACTTATTAAGGATGCTGATATGTGGACTGGCTGGAACTTAAAAGCCGAGAATATGGATAACATGAAAGAAGCTGGTATTATTGATCCGTTTAAAGTAACCAGATCAGCATTAGAGAATGCTTCATCAGTTGCAGGAACAATTTTATTAACTGAGTGTGTGGTTGCAGACGAACCATCAACCGGTCAAGATCCTTCAATGATGGGTATGGATAATATGGCATTTTAATTATGTTTGGGGTAGGAAGAACACTTTCAATACAGAATGAATTATACGAAATAATTAGAGTTCTGAGAGTAAAACCAGGAGGTGTTCTTACCTCCGAGCATATCACAGAACTAAAGGAACTTTGGCATGCTGAGAAGGCTTTCAAGCAAGCAGACCAATATTATTTTGTAAACGAAATCACAACAGTAGAACCAATCCAAGATGAACAAGACAGAGATTCAGGAACACAATCACTTGATAGCACAGAGAGTACCGCCGGGGGACAGGTGGGTGCTGGAGGGGGAGACGGAGATCAGGAAGACAATAACTGATGCCTTAGAAGCCTACTACCAGAAAGCAGCCTTAAAGCCATTGGCCTACCGCCTGGAGCCTATACAAGGGAAGCTTTACGCAATCAAAACCACAGAAGTAGAAATACCAGAAGAGAAACCTAAACAGTATTCTATCTACGGTGACTATGAAATCTAAGTGGCTTTTTCTCAAATACACCCTATCTTGGATATCAAGCAACTTATCTATTCCTTTTTGGATAGTGGGGCATGTACACTTAACTATGAATGTATATGAAGACATTTATGAGATACTAGCATCATTTGGAATGAATATAGTAGTTGCACTTGGATTTTATTTAGATTGGAAAAAACATAAACAAGAACATGAATAAGCAAGATTTAAAAATTAACATCGATTTAACAAACACACAGCCGATAATCTCACCGGCAGGCAATCAAGTATTCGCCGAAGGAGTAATCTTAAGAAAGATCAGCCGCTTTGTAGCAGGTACTGATGAAGATGCAGTAATGCCTATCCCGGTATTCTATGATGTATTAACCGGAAAGGTTTTAGTGGATACTTTACCTAAAGACTTAAGAGCTGAATTTTCTGATGAGCAAGAAGATTAATTATACTTCCTTTGTTCCAGATTCAGTAGTTGATTCAATCTTAAATAAGTTTGTTGATAGAGCCGAGATGGGCTTTACCAAATACAACAACACTTTAGACAGAAAAGACTTATCAAAACTAGAATGGATCAATCATGCTCAGGAGGAACTCATGGACGGGATCCTTTATTTAGAAAGATTAAAACAAGAGGTTATAAATGACAAAGAAGGTTCCGCAGATAGTCAAGCAGGTACAGAAGTATAAGCTTCCTCCTATTGATTACTCAACACAAAAAAATATTTCTTTTTCGCAACTGTCAATGTACCACCAGTGTCCCCATCAGTGGGACCTGGTCTACAGGCAGGGTCATAAAGTCTACCGACCAACCATCCATACAGTCTTTGGAACAGCCTTTCATGAAACAGTTCAGAACTGGCTTACAGTCATGTATGAAACTTCGGCAGTAGAGGCAGATAAAATAGATCTGCATGAGTATCTATACAACAAACTAAAGTATATCTACATCACCGAATTAGATAAGAACAACAAAGAGCATTTCTCTACCAAAGAAGAACTAGCAGAGTTTCTTGAGGACGGAATAGCAATCTTAGACTTTCTAAGAAAGAACAGGAAGGCTTACTTTAATATTAAAGGTTGGCACCTGGTGGGGATTGAGATACCAATCCTACTTACACCCAATCCAGACTACCCAAATGTCTTATACAAAGGCTTTCTTGACTTAGTTCTTTATAATGAGAACACAGAATGCTTTTATATTTACGATATCAAAACTTCAACCAGGGGTTGGACGGATAAGGAGAAGAAGGATGAGGTGAAGCCTATGCAGTTAATCTTTTACAAAGAATACTTTAGTAGACAGTTTGGAGTGCCGGTTGAGAATATTAACGTGGAATTTTTTATTGTTAAGAGAAAGATTTGGGAACAAGCAGAGTTTGTACAAAAAAGGATTCAACAGTGGGTCCCACCTTCCGGGCCTATTAAAACTAAAAAGGCTTTAGGGGTAGTGGATGACTTTATCAAAACCTGTTTTAACCTTGATGGCACGCTTATAGACAAACAGCATGAGAAGAAACCTTCCGACCAAGCATGTAAGTGGTGTGTATTTAGAGACAGGCCGGACTTATGCGACAGAGGGGGCGGGGGCGCAAAAAAATAAAGATTTGGACCGCGATTTTTCTACCCTATATATTTATAATAAACATATAACTATGACAAAGACAACCCTAAAGAAAAAGACAGTCCTAACCTCGGTGAAGGTGGATGAGGACAGATTTAATGACTTCAAAGTAGAGTGCATCCGGGACCGGTTCTCTCTAACCAACCTAGTGAATAGATGCATGGACCTCTACCTCAACGACGAAGACTTCAAAAGAGCGATCCTTAATTATAAGGAAGATTAAAAAAAGACTTGCAGAAGTCAAAAAAAGTTATTACATTTAAGTTACATTTAATATGAAGCAAGGTTATATACCAAAAGACAAAAGAAAGAAAATCCTGTTGATGTGTGATGATATTCGCGTTCATTCAGGTATTGCCCATATGGGTAGGGAGCTGGTGGTGAATACCGCCCATCACTACAACTGGGTTAATTTAGGAGGTGCGGTGAAGCACCCGGAAGCCGGACAGAGGTTTGACCTCTCACAGGATACCAACAAACAAACCGGACTTACGGATTCGTCCATCACCTTATACCCAACAGATGGGTATGGTAATCCCGATCTAGTCCGTCAGTTACTTGAGATTGAGAAGCCGGATGCAATCTTCATCATTACCGACCCAAGGTATTGGACTTGGTTATTCCAAATGGAGAATGAGATTAGGAAACACATTCCGATCATTTATTTGAATATTTGGGATGATTATCCGGCACCTTTGTACAACAAGGAGTTTTATGAATCATGTGATGCCTTATTAGGAATTTCAAAACAGACCGTTAATATCAACAAATTAGTCTTGGGTGATAAGGCCAAAAACAAAGTAATTGAGTATGTACCTCATGGTGTGAACCATAATAATTTTAGACCGTTATCTGAAGAAGAAAAGAATACTAAGGAGTTTTTAGAATTTAAAAACCAGGTACTTAAAGGAAAAGAATTTGAATACGTTCTATTCTTTAATTCTAGGAATATTAGACGTAAACAAATTCCGGATACGATCTTGGCTTATAGGCATTTCTTGGATACTCTTCCGGTAGAAAAGCAGGACAAATGTCTTCTTTTACTTCATACCCAGCCGGTGGAAGAGCATGGAACGGACTTGAATGCAGTCATTGATTTATTATGTCCGGAGGATCACCAGCATGTTTATTTCACCAATGGTATGTTTGATCCAATTAGGATGAACTGGTTGTATAACCTTGCTGATACTTGTATACTATTAACCTCTAATGAGGGATGGGGTTTAAGTTTAACCGAGGCTTTATTAACCGGAAGACCAATCATAGCAAATGTTACCGGTGGTATGCAGGACCAGATGAGATTTGTTAAGGATGGTAAATGGATTGACTTTGATGCAGACTTCCCGTCCAATCACAGAGGTACTTATAAAGAGCATGGAAGATGGGCCTTCCCGGTCTATCCGGTCTCAAGATCAATTGTTGGGTCTGTACCTACCCCGTATATATATGATGATAGGTGCGAGGCTGAGGATGCTGCCAGGCAGATTAAAGCCGTTTATGAACTTTCATCTGAAGAAAGAACCCAAAGAGGGTTAGAAGGAAGAGAATGGGCTCTAGGAGATGAAGCCGGATTTACTTCTGAGAAGATGAGTAACAGAGTAATCAAGTATGTTGATCAGTTATTTGACAATTGGCAACCGAGAGAAAAATTCGAATTCATTCTTGCTGGAGAAGTTGCTAAAAAGAAATTAGTTCATAAATTAATATACTAATAAATGAAACCATTATTTGTAATCAGTTGTCCGATTGATACTTACTCCGGTTACGGGTCAAGATCAAGAGACTTAGTTAAGGCTATTATCGAAACCGATAAATATGACGTTAAGATTCTACCTCAGAGATGGGGTAACACTCCTTGGAACTTTATTAAAGACCATCAGCAGGAGTGGGGGTTCTTAAAAAATTACTTCCTAAACCAACCTCAGCTACCTAAACAGCCAGAGATCTGGGCACAGATCACCGTTGCTAATGAATTTCAGCCTATTGGTAAATACAACATCGGGTTTACTGCCGGGGTTGAGACTACAGTCACTCCTCCGGAATTCATTGAAGGAATCAATAGAATGGATGTTACCTTTGTATCTTCTGAGCATGCCAGGACTTCTATCATGGAATCTACAGCACAGGAAGTAGACAGACAAACCAATCGAGTTATTAGAGAAATCAAAGTAGCCAAGCCGGTTGAAGTTCTATTTGAAGGAGTTAATATTGATGTTTATAAACCATTAGACACTCCTTGTTCTTTAGATATTCAGATTAAGGAAGACTTTGCTTACTTGTTTGTAGGTCATTGGCTCCCAGGAGACATTGGAGAAGATAGAAAGAATGTTGGTTTGTTAATCAAAGCCTTCTATGAAACATTTAAAAATAAGTCTAAGAAACCAGCCTTAGTATTAAAAACATCAATGGGTGGAACTTCTTATATGGATAGAGAAGAGATTCTTAAGCGTATTGCTCAAATTAAATCTACGGTCAATTCTAAGAACTTACCTAATGTTTATTTACTTTATGGTGAATTCACCGATCAGGAGATGAATGAGCTTTACAACCATTCTAAAATCAAGGCAATGGTTAACCTAACTAAAGGAGAAGGATTTGGAAGACCGTTACTGGAGTTTACTACGGTTAAAAAGCCGTTGATCACCACCAACTGGTCCGGTCAATTAGACTTTCTTAATTCAGAATTTACAACCCTTATCACAGGAACTCTTACCGATGTTCATCCCTCGGCAGCAAATCAATTCCTTCTTAAAGAAGCTAAATGGTTCTCCCCTGATCCCGGACATGTAGGCTACTTCCTTAAGGATGTATTTGAGAATTATAAGAAGTATCAAGAGAAGGCTGTTAGACAGGCTTATAAGACAAAAACTGAGTTCTCATATGAAGCTATGAAAAACTTAATTGATGAGCGTCTAACCTCTCTAATACCTGAATTCCCTAAAGAGATTAAGTTACAACTCCCTCAATTAAAGAAAATTGAACTACCTAAGTTAAAAAAGATTTAAATGGATAAATTAACAATTTGTGATAGATGCGGCTCTGATGCCTGCTACGTACAGGAAGTAACTCCTGAAATTACAAACCACTTCTGTTATGGGTGCGGCTTTCAAAGCAACACCCTAATGACAGAGGGGTCTGAGTTTATGAATCAGCAGATGGAGACCTTACCTGAACTTTATAAAGACTTGCTTTTTAAAGATAAGACAGATAAGATCTGGATGCCGGGCTGGATCAACGATCAAGAAAGAGGAATGATCTTTGCCTATGGTGTAAACGGAAAAGACTGGCGATGGGCTGCCGTTAAGGCAATCAGAAGAACAGAAGAAGATAAGAAGAAGAATCCTAATCTTAAGACTGAATATAAAATGGATATGACCAACCAAGTCTATTTTGCAGAAAAAGATTTCATGGAAGCCTTAGATTATTTAAATTTACTAGGTAGTTGAAGTTATAATTTAGAATACCAAGCTATTTATAAGTAACAAATAGCTCTTAATTAGCTTGGTATGTACATTTACAAAGTAACAAATTTAATAACAGGACAGTATTATATCGGCAAGCAGATCGGTAACAGTAAATCCTACCTTGGATCAGGTACGTATATTAAAGCAGCAGTAAAGAAACACGGTAGGGATAACTTCACTAAAGAAATACTTCAAGAATGTGCAAGT